GGCCTTTACATCGACCCGACCTTTGAGACCAACTACCGCAACGCCCGGGCTGCCGGGCTGGACGTGGGGGTCTACTACTACACCTACGCCACCAGCGAGGCGATGGCCGCCGCAGAGCTTGCCCTTGTGCGGGAAGCGGTACGCGGCAAAGAGCTCACCATGCCCGTGTGCGTGGACGTGGAGGAAAACAAGCTCAAGCCCATGAGCACCCTCGACCTCACCAACCTCACCGCCTACGCGCTGGAGCAGGTGGAGAAAATGGGCTTTTACGCCCAGCTGTACACCTACACGGGTTACAGCTATGAGTTGGACATGCAGCGTCTAGCAGGCCGCTGGGACGTCTGGTTGGCCGACTACACGGGCAAGACGCCCAAGGTGGATTACATATACCACGCCCACCAGCACACCAGCAAGGGCTCTGTGCCGGGCATCTCCGGCAACGTAGACTTGAACGTCACCACCCGCAACTACCCGAAAATCATTGCGAAGAAGGGTCTGACCCGTCTTCGGGAGGGCGCATGAGCGAATCAATCATCGTGGCAATCATCACCGGCGGTCTGAGCCTGATCGGCGTGATCGTCTCCAACAACCGAACCGCTCAGAGCATGGACAAGAGCATGGATGCCAAACTGGACAAGCAGCAGGCCGTCACTGAAACCAAGCTGGAAGAGCTGACCCGCGAAGTCCGGGCGCACAACAACTTTGCCCAGCGCGTGCCAGTGCTGGAAGAGCAGATCAAGGTGGCAAACCACCGTATCGAAGACCTCGAAAAAGAGAGAGGAGAGTAATACATGGCAACAATCAATAACATTTTGACCGCACTTCCTGCCCCTGTGGCCCTCGTGCTCATGCTGGGCGGGTTCATCTTCTACGCCCTTGGATGTCTCCGGCTGGGCTACGGTGCCGCCGTCAAGGGCACTGTGCTTGACCTCATCGACCAAGCAGAGCGAGAAATCCAAGGAACCAAGCGCGGCGCAGAGCGCAAGGCGTGGTGCGTCAAGATGCTGCGCCACTATCTGGACAACAGCAAATGGGGCAGGCTGGTCTCGTGGGCTATCACGGAAGAGACCATGAGCAAGGTCATCCAGTTTTTCTTTGATCGGGCAAGAGCAGCCCTACAAAAGCAGTAAGGAGGATATCATGGCAAGCACTATATACGAGCAGAAACGATTTTGTGAAATCAAGAGATGCGGCAAAATCGACCATCTCGGTAACGTCCCTGTAATGGTGCGCAACGCCGGACAGCTGCCGCAGCCTTTCTGGCTCGGTGCTGCCTGTGGCGGCGGCTCGTGTGGTGCTGCCCGCTGCGCTGCAAGGACTTGACCGACAGAGGATGATCGCCGCCATCAAAAGCGCACCGCTTGGGAGGGTTGACCGTAAGATAGCCTTACTGCGGTACGTTGAGCGGCTCCCGCTGCCGGACATTGCAGCACAGACACATTACAGTCGGACAGCGATAGGATACCGACTAAAAAGCATTGAAAAAATGCTGGATGTGTGATATATTAATCATGAGCATCGAATTAGTTTTGGGCTTCTGCTCTTACAATTCAAAAGCGGCAGGCTTTCGGGTCTGCCGCTTTTCTTTTTGTGCGGATTGTGGTATAATTATCTCAACAAATCCTCCCGGCCTCTCGAAGAAGCGCATTAGGGTGGATATTTGAAAGGCTGCGGCCTATGTAGAGAGCGGCATTGCCTGTGGGCAGTTCCGCTCTTGATTTTAGACTTTGCCGTTTTGGCAGCACAAAACCCCCGGTGTTCCATTTGGAACATCGGGGGTTTCTTTATGCGGCAATATGCACAGCCAAAACCGCATCGTGCAGCATTGCTCGTGCATCAATGCCATATACTCCGGAAATGGAATCAAGACTGTTCTCGCTCCACTCCCAATCAATGGCAGCATCGTCCATGCTACCGTAACAGCCGCCCCAGTTGCGGCCATCGGTGCTGGTTACATCCCAGAAAACGCGGGTGCCAAAATCGCCGCAAGACAAATCGTCCACGGTGACGGTGAGGTAATCCCCGTTTTCGAGGGCAACCATGATGCCCCCGGATGGCTGGGAATACCCGCCGCCATTGTTGGCGGTGTTAGGGTCTGCTGCTGGGTTGCACTCACAACCCCAAAAACTAACCATATAAGCATCCATGACAAATTCTCCTTTCTTTAAGGGTTTTCTTCCCTTATTATACCACAGCCCACGGATTTCATCTGGTTAAGGTTATAGCAGATTATAATGCTCCGCCAGCAAAAAGCGGACGTATGTGGGGCACGCACGCTTTTCACCGCACCAGTCCTGCACAGTGCGCAGTGGGACGCTCACCTGCTTTGCAAAAGCGGTCTGCGACAGACCAGTGCGGGCTACCAGCTCTCGCATAGACAGATGCGCCACGTCCCAGATGGTGGACAATCTTGCCTTCTCGGCATCCAGATCCACGCACCCGTCGGCATCGTCCGGGATGCTGAGAGTGACATTGCTGAGGAATGCTGCCCGGGATGTTTTCGGGTCGGTTGCCATATTAAAAAGTTCAGCTGTGTACATTGCTTTTCTCCTTCTTAGATTTCCTCAGTCGATGTTCGCGCATCGGCTGGGGACTTTTTTACTCCATATCTTCCAGAGCTTCAAGATACTTCGGGTAAAGTTCTTCCACGACGGCCTGTCTCTCAACGTCGTCCAGATTGCCGTTCATGAGTGCCTCGCCCTCTTCATCGGAGAGTTCGATGCTGGTAGTGACCATCAGGTCGCGAGCGTCCAGATGAGAGGTCTTGACGTCGCCATCATCGGTGAGGTGCGCGTAGATCATCCAAACGCCGTTGTCGTACTCAATTTCGGTACCGGTGGCCATAACCTTGGTTGCAAACTCGTCAGCAGTGAGCTTTTTCATAATTGTTATCTCCATGTCTCCATGTCTCCATGTGTTTGTGCGGGGCCTTTCACTGTCTTTATTATACACGCATTGCGTGTAATTGTCAAGACTTTTTGAAAATTTTATACGCGTTGCGTGCAAATGTTTGAGCGCTCATACGACCCTGTGCCGTGTGGGCGCTTTTCTTTTTTTGTCCTTCGTTGTACCTTCGTTGTCTCTTGTTTTCTGCCGATGCAGTACACTGGATGCACAAGGAGGGATGTTTTATGAGCTATTACCAGATACCCGGAACGCCCTACGTTCCGCAGCAGCCTGTCAATCCTTACGGCGGCATGGGCACGGTAGGCCTTGCCACTTCCCTGCCGAACCCGCAGATGCAGCAGACGCAACCGCAGCGTCCGCAGCCGATGAATGGGCAGCAGCCTGTTCAGCAGTCGGCACAAGATGGCGGCTGGTTGCTCGGCAGACCTGTTTCCAGCAGAGAGGAGTTTCTGGCAATACCATCTGATTTGTACGGAAGATGGACGTATTGCCCGGATTTGCGTAGTGGGGTCATCTACTGCAAACGTCTGAACCCAAACACTTGCGAATCTGACGTGTTAGAGTTTTACAGCCCGGAAGCATGGAGACAGATGCAGGCGCAACAGGCACAGCAGACCGCTGCACCGACGCAGCAGTATGTGCCTATTGAGCAGTATAATGCCCTCGTGCATCGGCTGGATGAGCTGGAAAAATGGCAGAAGAGCTTCTCTAAGCCCACTGCCGCAGCGAAGAAAGGAGAATAAGCGATGCCCTCTCCATTTGATATGATTACTCACAGCCCTATCATGCAGCTTGCAAATCTGGCTCGTGCCGGGCAAAACCCAATGGGGCTTATCCAGCAGTTGAGCGGGCAGAACGCTCCTATCATGCAGGGCTTGAACCTGATTCAGGGCAAAAACGAAGCACAACTCCGAATGATGGCGCAGAACCTCGCCAAAGAGCGTGGCATCGACCTGAACCAGCTGGCAAGCGTCCTGAACCTGACGCTGCCCCGATAACGCATCCCTCTAAGCGAAACGCTTCTCAGTTTTGCGGACTTGACAAAAACCGCATTTGTTTGGCTTCGCCCATCGCATACGGCGGTGGGATAGCATAACGCAAAAC